TGTCGTCCATCGGCTGATTCTCGGTGAACGTACCGTCGGTCAACTTCCACACGTTGCGGCCACGCGGACCGGGTTGATAGTGGCGATACAACGAGTACACAAGTTTGTTGGCAGGAATCATGTCGATCCCGTAGAAGTCGGAGCCGGTGAAATCGACCTGGTTGTCGGTGGGTGGGCGGAACACCTGGTAGCGGCGTCCTGCACCGGTTTGGGTTCCTGTGCCGGTGCCGGTGCCGTTGCGTCGGAACAGACGCCTCGATGTGGTGACTCCTGTGCCTGCGCCCGTGCCGCTGCCGGTTCGCGGGTGGATGTGCAGGCCGATGGCGGTGTCGCCGGCTGTTGCGCCTCCGGTTCCGTAGGAGGTGCGGAGGTGTTCGTGAAGGATCGCGTTGTTTGACGTGCCGGCACCTGCGCCGGTTGCGGTGCGTGGGACGATTCGCAGACCGGTTGAGGTGGATGCGCCGGTACCGCTAGAGCTGCTGGTGCGCGGGTGGGTGTGTAGTTCAACGCTGGCGGATGCCCCGGTGCCTGCCCCTGTGGCGGTCCGGTCAACAGTCTTGGAGCCGTTGTACGAGGCCGTAACGTCCGCATAGGTGATCGAGGTTGACGAATAGCCTTGCGGGGTGTCAGTAACAGCACCTTCGTAGGTGACGGTGATCCGGTCGTAGTCGGCTTCGGAGTCGTACCGGTCGGAGGCGAGGGTGTCGCCTGCGTAGGTTACGTTTTCTTCGTAGTCGGTGGACGACTCGTACAGCCGTGCCATTGTTAGGCTCCCGGCGGATCAGGAAGGATTGGGTTAGCAATGTCAATGGTGTCGGGCAGGTCACGGAGCGCCTGCCGGTACGTCGCCCATGCTGAAGCGTTGACGGGTGCGTCAGCAACCTGCGTCCAATCAGTAGCGGCCAGTTCGCCGTCACGCCACAACCGGATTTGCTCAAGTTTCTTATCGTCGGTGGCATCTGGAAATTCTGGGGCGTAATCGAATATCGCCATGTCATGCCGCCTTGTAAGTGATATTGAAGTAAAGTTCGTCGCTGGTTCCCCACGTCATCGGCACTGATGCGCCTACCGTGTCCCAGCGGGTATAGGTCGCCGTGATCTTCGGCGCTCTGAACGCCAGAACCGAGCTTCCAGCGCTAACGGTACAGAGGCCATTGTAAAACGTGGTAGCGCTGTCAATGAAAACGGCGGTACCGGGTATGTAGTCGCCCATCGCTTGAGCGGCGACGGGCAGGGACACCAGCCACGAACCAGTAACTGACGACGTAGAGCCAAGAACGATACGACCGACAAAGTGAACTAGATCACCGACTTGGGTGTAGAACAATTGCGCCGTTCCATTCCCAAGAGTAAAATTCGTATAAGTAGCGGTTGCGCTGTAGTCGGTGTAGCCGCCCAACGCCTCTAACTGGGCGATCTTGTAATCATGGCTAGACGCAACCCCACTCGAATCCGCACCAACCTTCGCCTGCAACGCCTCAACAGCATCATTCAAATCCGAATGCTGCGAAGCATGAGGCACCGACACAGAATCCATCGCATCCGTAGACGACGGATTCGTAAACGTGTCAAGCGAAGAAGGAAAATTAGAAGCCATCAGTTACCACCCAATCCGAACGCAACCCGAATCTCATCAACGGTCAAACCCAACGCCGCCAACTTGTCAACAGCAGACTGGCGGGTTGCTTCTTCAGCCGCAACAGCATCAGCTTTAGCCTGTTGAACGGCGGGCCACGCCGCATCCAACTCAGCCTGCGTCGGCTTCGGCGTGTCGTCGTGCATTACCAGCGTGTCGTAGTCGTTGCCGGATAGCGACCATTGAGAACCTGGATAGTTGGCGACAAGTACGGCGGCGTAATCGGTCATGCTGACACCTCAATCGCATACATCTGACCAGGATACGAACTGGCGTTCAAGAGCACGGCAGGCACTTGCGTTTCGCAACGCCATCGACCTTTGTAAGTTGTTGCGCTTGTCGTTGCAGGTGTGTCATAGCCGAATACGGTACTCAACAACAATCCATCGTTCGTGTTGGTGCTTCCTACTGCACCTTTAGACCCCGATATCGAGTTGTTAGAGGAATCTGTAATCAACTGCCAAACGAACCCGCCATTTGCAGGTCGTGCGTTTACCGACCAAATTACAATGATCGAACTACTCGTAGAAGTCGGTGTAATCGTCACGCTAATGCCCGCATCGATAACCGTGGCTGAACTTGTGGTTCGATCCGTCGTGTCCGTCGCACGAACGACTTGCAAAATCTTGCCTACACCGCCAGTCGCCCCCAAAGAACCAGCAAAACTGATATTCCCAGAAGCATCAGTAGTAGCAATAGACGTACCATCAGAGTTCTGCCAGTTATCGAACCTCAACACGGAAGCCATCAGCCTTCACCTTCCAAACCAAACGCGGCCCGGATTTCATCCACCGAAAGACCAAGAGCCGCAAGCTTGTCAATAGCGGACTGTTTAGCAGCAGCCTCGGCAGCAACAGCGTCCTGTTGGGCTTGCTGGACAGCAGGCCACGCATCGTCCAACTCCTGTTGGGTGGGCTTCGGAGTGTCGTCATGCCAGACAAGCGTGTCGTAGTCGTTACCGGAGAGCGACCATTGTGCGCCCGGATGAGTGGCGAGAAGTACGGCGGTGTAATCGGTCATGCTGACACCTCAATCGCGAACAACTGGCCAGCCCCAAAGCTGCTATTTTCTAAATACACGGTCGGTGTTGGGCTTCCAGCAGCCTCTGCGCGGAATCGGCCTTTGTAGGTTGTCGCGGAGGTCGTCGCCGGACTATCCCAGGCAACAACAAGCGCACCGGATTGGTTGTTTGTGTTTCCGGTTTGACCGTAACGCTTGTGACCGCCGCTAATTTCCACGTTGCTGTTATCGGTGATCTTCAAATAAACGTTGTTGTATTGACCACTTGCCGCAGCGCACGCCGCGCTCCACACCAGCAAAATGTTGCTGTCTGCACTTGTTGGTGTGATCGTCACGCTGATGTTGGCATCCACGAACGACGTCGAGGTCGTGTTTCGTGCCGTCGCATCAGTCGCACGGACGACCTGCAAAATCTTGCCGGTACCCAACGTCGAGTTAGCAACCTCCGTGCCCCCTGTATTCTGCCAAGTATTGAACCTGACCGTACTCACGACGGCACCTCCGGGAACTCTGCGACAGGGCCGGGAGTCCACGTTGAAGGGAAGTCCCGCAACGCCTGACGGTACGTTTCCCATGCTTGTTTATCGGTTGGGGCGTCGCTGGTCATTGCCCAATCTGATGCGGCTAATAGCCGGTTCCTAATCGTTCGCACGCGCTCGACCAGCATCTCGTCGCTATCCACCACGGAATAAGGCGGTTCGTTCAGGTGGTAAATCATGCGGCCTCGTAACTTCCAGAGATTCTGATAATGGCGTATGAGCCTTTAGAGGTGATTGAGGAGCCATCGTAGAAACGTGCGGCCAGTTGGGTAGCCGAGGATAGATAAACCCAAACGGAGTCGAGCGATGGGCCTCCATCGAGACCCGATCCGGTGTGGGCCGTTGATGTGGCGGCGGTTACAGGTGTAGTTATCTGAAGCAGGCCGGAGGCAGTACCAACTGCCGCCCAAGTAATAACGGCCTGCCAGAAAACAAGGTTCTCTATCTGACAGTAGTTCGCTGAGGCGACCGTTGTGGTAGTGCTCCCGGTGCTAAACGTCACGGTTGGAGACCACGGTTGCCACGTTCCAACTCCAACGCCCCCGATCTGTAACCCGTCAACAGCGTTCAACGTATGACCCGTCGGCACCGTCACCACATTCGAGTTGACCGCCAACCCCTGAAGATCACCAACACTCAACGTACTCATACAACCGCCCACGCACTTCCAGAAGAAACCGTCACAGTAACCCCATCAGCAATAGTAACAGGCCCAGCAGAAACACCGTTATAACCCGACGGAATCGTATAATCCGCCGAAACAGTTTGACCATTCAACTGAATCGGAAACGTTTCCAAACGACCAACCCGATAATCCAAGCTCGAAGTCACCGCAGACGAATCAACACCCACCTTCGCTTGCAACGCTTCAATAGCATCATTAGCGTCAGCATGCTGCTCATCATGCGGAGGCGAATCCAACGTGTCGGTAGCCGACGGGTTGGTGAGCGTGTCGAGCGATGCAGGAAAGTTCGTAGCCATCAGGCAAGCTCCTCATCTTCTGCGGGTGGCGGTGCGATCCAATCAGTGCCGTCATAGGTCCAGCCGGGACCAGCGAAATACTGTTGATATTCGGCACCGTCATCATCGGTTGCCATCTTGAACGGCAAAGAAACCAGCGTCATGCCATCGCCAGCATCAAAATCGGATGTTGCGTCCCACAGGACAACATTCACGACCACACCGTCAGCGTTGACTACTGCGTATTTCATGCGTACAACTCCACAATGACCACACCGTCACCGCCAGCAGAACCGTTCCGGCCGGTGCTGGCACTTGATCGGTTAGAGCCTTCCCTGCCCCAACCGAACCCTGAACCGTCCCGAGCACCAGCATTATTGTTTACCGCTTCTGTGCGGGAAAAACCGAGCATAGAATCCCCACCCGACCCAACTAACTGAAATAACGCATAGTCTGGTTCGGTGTTAGAAATATTTTCAGCCGAATTGCCGCCTCGACCTCCGGTGATGTTGATATCGCCGCCAGATGCGGTCCCTCCAGCGGCACCAGCATTATTGGAAATCACGCCGCCTGAGCCACCGTTGCCAGTCAAACCGAACGCCGACGTAGCACCACCAGCATCTCCAACAACAGGCGTGTCAGACGTCGTGGACGACAAGACGCCGCCCGCACCGCCCGCACCAACCGTGACAGTTTCCGACGCAGACAGACCAGCAATATCGGTGATCCATTTCTCGGCGTAACCACCACCACCACCACCGCCCCTAGAATTACGACCCGTACTGCCGCTGGTCCGGGTAGCCGCCGCACCGCCACCACCGCCACCAACAATTTTCACACGGATCGCTCTCAGCCACGGATACGAAGCCTTCGTGAACGTGCTTGACGAAGTGAAATAGACAGTCGAATGATACCGATAACCAGTATTCAACTGATAATCAATACTGGTAGTGACAGCCGACCCATCAACACCAACCTTCGCCTGAAGGGCTTCAATAGCATCATTCGAGTTTGCGTGCTGCGCCGAATGAGAAGGCGAATTCAACGAATCCGAAGAAGTCGGATTCGTCAACGAGTCAAGCGACGCAGGAAAATTCGTCGCCATATCAGTCCAACGTCAAAGTCAAGCTCGTAATCTGGAACGTGTCACCCGCATCAACCGAAGCCGACGACGCAAGCGAACCAGTCCACAAACAGTTACCAGCAGTAGACGCATCC